GAAACCGTTAATCGTAGTACGACCACCTCCGACACAAGGGTGCGTGTCGCAGGAAACAACGATGGACGCAGCCATCACACACCTGCGTGATTGTCACGATATCAATGTTGAATATACACCTGGGTGTATGGATTAGAAAGGAGTACGCTATGTCAGGACTACATACAGATAAAGCAGAACAAGACTACGAAAACAGAGAGGAGGAGAGTAACGTGGAAGATATAAATAATCATATTAAAAATGAAAAAATTATTATTCATCAGGTTCTAGAGGTAGAGACAAAGAATATGACCTTTAGTTTGATCTATCAAAAGAATGATGGAACGACAGCAGTAAAGCCTTTTCAAGTATACACTTATAAAGATTTGTTTTTAAATATAACAAAATTTATTAACGACAACTGCTTATATCACGACAACATACTTGGGATTGTAGAAAAGTATGTACCAATACTTGCCAACATATCAGAACAAACAGATTACATGGAGGACTAAAATGCCAAATCACACAACAAACGAAGTAGAAATATCAGGAAATAAGAAAACTATAGCTAAAGTTGTTAAGCTTATGACAACTAAACATGAAGGTTCTAAATTTGAGGATGTTACCTTCAGTAAAATAATTCCCTCACCTGATTGGAAAACAACACCCAACGAAAATGGTGAATTGCCAACTGAAATAGAGGAAATTAAAAATAAGGAAGGCGATGTTGTCATGTCTGTTAATAGATTCCCTTGTGGGAAAACAGATGACAGATGGTATAACTGGAACCTAGAAAACTGGGATGCCTATCACACAGATATTCATGATAAAGAGACATCTGTTCACATGAGCTTCCAAACTGCATGGGCGCCACCAGTAGAGGTTGCACAAGAGCTAAGAAGAAGATTCAATTCTATTGATATACAATGGATGTACAACCAAGAAGAAGATCCTCGTTATCAATGGCAGGATCTGATGAATGAAATCTAATCACATCGTCTTTGAAATATTCAAGGAGTTCTCCTCTGTCTGTAAGACACGTAAGTCTCTTGAAGATTGGTGGAGAGTAAATAAAAAAGCATTAAACACAATAGAAACTACCGACCTTGCAACGTACAAGGAGATCATCGGTGTATTTAAACAGAGATCTGACGAGATCAAAAAGGAGAGAAAGAGTGCCATTCATGACTGATAAAGAATTAGAAGATAAATGGGTAAAAGAAATTGAACCTATTTTACTTGGAGCCAAAGTAGTTCACCTACAATACCAAGAGAAGGAGGAGTATTGGGACAAACGACCATTAGAGATTCACCTTAGTAATGGTTCTGTTCTGTTTGCTATGAGAGATGACGAAGGAAACGATGGTGGAGCGTATGGTCTTGGCTGGACTGATAAGGCTAAACCAAAAACTATTAAAGCAATTGAAAAATTAGGCGGCACTATTCCCGTCATGAGATAAAGGAGAGAGACTATGGGTTACACAAACTATTGGACACAGCATAAAGATATTTCAAAACATAACTGGATTACAATACAGAGAGAGGTCGAGTACCTGAGAGAGTACATTGGTGATGGCTGCATCGAAGTATTTAAGAACGATCCAGAGATCATTAATTTTAATGGCAGAGGTGACAACGCACATGAGCATTTTTGCATAAAAAGAAAGAGAGAGAAAGCAAACAGGTCACGTTCTGATGATGATGGTTTTAATTTTTGTAAGACAAACAGAAAACCTTATGACCTTGCAGTATGGCATATGCTCACGTTCATGAGCCACCTGCTTGGCAAAGACTTTGAGATTAGCAGAGACAGATAGGAGAATATTATGTCAGGATTACTACCACTATCACATACACTTGTCCCAACCTTAGTTGGTGTAGATGGTTTTTATAAACTATCTACTGATGAAGAAGATGAATGGCATCAACTTCTTTATCCTTTAAGAAGGTTAGATGATTATGATGAGTGTGCAATAGAAATATATGATTCCAATAAAAGGAGATTAGGTTTTATCCATTGGAACAATTGGAATGAAGGTGAGGAAAGAGTAAGTGATTACAGCACCTATTTCGATGAGAACTGGGGAGAGTTCGGAGCAACAGCAACGTCTGACTTCGAATCAATTGGAGACTTGTGCCGTGACTGGCATGAGAGATGGAGAGAGCTTTAACAAAGGAGAGAGTTATGAAAATGTATAATGTATTGCAATCATCTCTGTATGGAGAGTTGGTGCAAGTCGCAGCTAAAAATGAAGAAGAAGCATTAAGACTAGTAGAAAATGGAGATTACTTTAATAGAGATATCATTGCTACGGAGTTAGTAAATCGTGAAATAACAGGTGATGTTGAGGAGGAATAGAATGAGTTTTAAAATATACTTTAGTCCTAAAGAAATCTCTATGGCAGAGCAGGCCGGGGCTTTTAGATCACAGCTTGCTCGTGCTTCGGGAGTTAAGAACCAACGCATTGATACCACTCGATCCGACCAAGAGATTGATATCAATGGAGTCAAAGCAGAGATGGCAGTTGCTAAACTGTATCAAATTGACTACGATCCATATCATTTTGGAATAGACTCAGGTGTAGACTTGTGGTCAGGTGAGACATCCATTGATGTCAAGTCAACCTTTCATCCCCATGGACATCTTGTCTTTAAATCTCTTGACTCATTCAAAGCTGATGTTGCTATGCTTTGTGTTATCCGAGAGAATGTAGTCAAGGTTGTCGGGGGGTGTGAGAAACATTGGTTCATGGAGAACCATGTGAACCGCATCTTTTCTAGAAACAAGAAGGATGCATATCCTTCATTAACACAAGGAGATCTCGAACCTGTTGATAAGATTTGGAATCTTCTTACTCACGCAAGATTATATTAGGAGGTAAAATGTGGATAATACCAAAGAATCTATACGGCATCTGTCCCTCTGTGCAGGATACGGAGGAATCGACCTTGGACTCAGACGAGTTCTGCCAGAGTGCCGAACAGTCGCTTATGTGGAGATCGAAGCCTTCGCTATCCAAAACTTGGTTGACAAGATTGAAACGGAACAACTGGATCCAGCACCTGTATACACGGACGTTAAGTCCTTCCCATTCAAAGAGTTTCGTGGATGCGTGGACATCTTATCAGGAGGATTCCCTTGCCAACCTTTCAGTCAAGCAGGTTCTCGAAGAGCGACTGAAGACCCTCGGCATATCTTCCCCTACATCCTCGAAGGAATCAGAGAGTGCCGACCCTCAGTTGTCTTTCTTGAAAATGTCGAAGGAATCATCTCAAGCAAAACAAAAGACGGAGAATCCGTTCTCCAATATGTCCTCAGAAGCTTGGAAAAAGTGGGTTACTCAGCAACGGCAGGAGTATTCTCAGCGTCAGAAATTGGCGCACCACATCAGAGAAAGCGAGTCTTTATCCTGGGCTACTCCACAAGTGATGGATCATATCAACGTAGTGAGGAAGCCAGAAGAAAGATCGGAAGCAGCCAACAAAGGAGGATGCAAGAATCTGCGGGAGGAAGTAATCAACTGGCCGACAGCACGGACATCAGATGCGGAGGGAGGTCCAATCGAAACGGAGTTATCGGATCAGGGATTCAGATCGAAGAGACACAAGTCGGATCAATGGTTCGGAGCCAAGCTTCGGGATGCAGTGGAGACTTTGGAGAACTGGCCGACACCACGGGCAACCAAGATGGAGGGATCGACAAACAAAGATTACGGAAACTGCCTATTGGAAACAGTCAAGGAGAACTGGCCAACTCCGACAGCGCACTTCGACTCGATGTATGTGGACAATTCTCCGAACAAGGACAAAAGACACAGCAACGGATTGGCGACTCAAGTGGATCAACTTCAGAAGGACAGAAAGGGCAGCACAAAGCAGTGGGCAACGCCAACGTCCAGAGATTGGAAAGGAAGTTACAAGCCAGAAAGCTTAATCAGAAAGGACGGGAGGAGCCGACTGGATGCACTACCTCAGATGGCAGAGTACGATCCCACCAGTGGCCTTCAAGACCCAACGAACCACAATACGACTGGGAAGAACCACGGATCGTGGGCAACACCAAATGCGGGGGACGGAAAAGCAGGAATGAACATGGGTCCGAAAGGTGTGGGGAGACAGCAGAAGAGTTTAGGACAAGATGTGAGCAAGAGCATAGGAGGGTTCAATCCAAAGATGAAGCTCAACCCGAACTGGGTGGAGCAACTCATGGGTCTGCCAGTGGGGTGGACCCAAATCGAAACCGAACAGACAGACTAAGATTACTTGGCAATGGCGTTGTACCAGGTGTTGCTGAGAAGGCGTTTACGGTACTGTTATCTAGATTAATTAACTAGGAGAGAGCAATGATAGAGAAACCAGAGACTCAAAGTTTAGTTGAGGTATACCTTATGAGTGTTTCCTCTGAGATAAATATACTCAGCAGGATAACTAAAGAAAATCCACAAGCACAAATTGTTTTATCTACAATGATAAAGGATGTGCGAAAACTAGAAGAACTTTTATCATGATGGATTTTGAAACAAAAGAAACAGCAGAAACTGCTTTAGATCTAGCTGGGCGTTTAAGCCAATCTCTTATTGAATTTATAGAAGGACAGCCCATAGATATACCTATTGAACATCACGACACAGTCAAACTCTTTGCTTGTTTAGTATGTGCTTCGCTTTATCACAAAGTTATTGTAAAGGAGAAATTAAATGACATAGATTCAGACCATTTAAAAGGAGTTATACACGGAATGTTAGATCAATTTATAGATGATCCTGACATAGAACTATCTAAACACATAACACATTAGGAGAATATTATGAGAGTAGAGAAAATTGAAACCTTCAACAAAGAAAACCTAGAACAATTAAAGGAGGCTATCAACAATAGTCTTGGATTGATTGGCAGAACTTTTGGCATT